TTAAATTTGAAACTAAAGGTGTTCCGTCTTCCTTTAGAATAATCTGTCGAGCAGGATCATAGGTATATCTAGGATTATCACTAATGTTGATAGAAGAACTACCGGCTTTTAAAATACCTGTTTGTGGATTATATACATAATTTGGACTTGCCATTAGTAAGTACCTCCGTCAATAGTACCTGCTGTAAGCGTACCTGTAACAGTAACAGTAGCAGCAGTGACTGTCCCAGTGAACGTGGGAGACGCTGTGTCTGCTTTACTATTGACAGCAGTTTGTATGTTAGCTAGTTCAGTGTTAATCTCAGTACCCTTCACGAGCTTATTAGCATCACCGCTAGGCAGTGAGTCCTTAGCTGCGAAGTTGACTAATTTAGTGTAGTTGCTCATTAGATCATCCTTCCAAGTAATGCTTGAATGTTAAACTCCTGAAGAGAGAATGGTTGTCCATCCACATCAACCTCAACACCTACAGTAATAACAGTACCGTTACCTGTAGTGTTAATAGCTTTCTTTAGAATTTCTTCGTTAGTAGCGGAGTATTCCGCAATTCCATATTCACCTATACCGTACTCTGCTGGTACAATAGTTGGTAATTGTACAAAGTCTGTGGAGAAAGACTGTGAAAAATCATATCCCCATTTAACTTTAACTAGAGTATCACTACCCGCAATAACAGTTGGTACTATTTTTTTAAGCATCTTAAGGCGAGAAGAGTCACCAAATGACAGGGGGTTGCTGAAGTAACGTAAGGTATAGCTATTTCCGTTGTCGTTATATCCTGAGTATTCGCCAACACCACTAGCGTTCCCAGCTAACAGCGTACCGTCTGACTTTCTAGTAAAACAAGCAAACGGAGAGCCTGTCCAACGAGTTACACGATGACTGCCGTCCTCTAAGGGACCTCGCATATCAAAGCAGAAGGTAACGTCTTCAGTAGGTAGCGTGATTAAGTAGAACGCATTCTCTGGAGAGAACACAGACTTGACACCTGCCGTGTTTCCTGACACTAAACTCATAAAGTCATTACGTACGTTCTTGCTAATGTCTCGCGTAGGCATTGACTTCTCTTGTATTGTACGTCCAAAACTGTGTAAGCCGATGTGCGACAAGAACAGCAAGTCACTACCAGTGTACTGCACACTGTCACGCTCTATGCAACCAAGACCACCTATAGTGTCAGATAGCTGCATTGTTGCTGGAGACTCAGCACCACTGTAGACAACAGTTGAGTTACGTCCAAAGATGATGAGGAAGCCGTTGTACGCAGCTAACGCTACAATCTCGTCATAACCATCAGGCCATACTTTAGAGATGTTGATAGAGCCGCTAGTACCGCCTGACCATGCTTCACCAATTAACAAGTCTGACCAGTAGACAGTTTGCTTATCAGTTGACAAGTCAGCACACCACAGCCTACCGTATGCCCCAATAACTTCATTAGCTTGTAGAGGCGTCCCTACAGAATTAGGGTGACTGGTCATCTTAACAAGGCCACCAGCGTTGTCGTACACTAAAGGTTCATATCCACGCTGAAAGAAGTACATCTTGTTATTGAACGCTACCATCTTCCAATCGTTAGCAGTGATGGTATAGGATGCTGGAGTAATGTCAGTTAGCGTGGTAGTGCCTTTAAAGATCTTGTTATTAGCAGCACTAAACACTTCCTCGTTACCGCTAGCATCTTCAAAGTAACCTAATGCTGTTATCTCTGTAGAGCCTATCGGAGTAGCATCTGTTGTTATAACGTCAAAGCCCTTACGAGCGCCTATCCGTCCGTACTGGTCAATGACGCAGTTATCAGCTACAGCAGCAAACGAAGGATCAGACGTAAGAGGTGAGTCTTGCGTGTTCAATCCTTTGAATGCTGGTGCAGCAATCGTTATGTTCTGTCTTTGTTGTGGCATATGTTATACCGCCTGATAGACTAGTTCTTCAGGATGTTTTCCAGCGTCTAACGAAATAGCGTCACTAAGCATTTTATCAGCAACGCCAAATAGTTCAGCAGCACTCTGACCACCAGCTTCGCCTCTTTCAGCTACAGCTAACGCTACCGCTAAGTGAATAATAGGTAGAGTGGGTATACTTACCTCATCAGTGTCAGCAGACAACTCAGGCGTTCTAAGGATACAGTTGAATCTCAAGGAGTAAGCTGCATCAGGAATTGGAGACAAGTCAACAGCAGTATCACCGTTGACATCAACACCGTTGAAACCGTAGTACATTGGAGAGCCTGAAGCAGGTTCATCCACAAGGAATGTTTTGTTAAACCAATGTGAGTCTCTGTACTTCATAAAGAAGTTAGAGGAGTCATTAATAACGTCAAGCAACTCAATACGATTACCACTACCAGTAAGTGAGTAGTTAAATATATCTGCTGTTGTTGTGACAGTCAAAGTGGTACGTAGTGCTGACCAGTCCCAAGCGTCCTCAACAAGACGTTTAGCGTCATTTACAAACTCACCTACAAGAGCTGAGTAAGTGTTTTGACTTACTGTTGACACAGTATCCTCACGCAGTCTGGTTAAGACTTTGTTTACTAATTGTAAGTATGTCATAATTTAGTCCAATAACCCCGCTAAGTAATCTTTTTGAGCAAAAAGCTCCGAAGGTTTGACCGATTCTACCTCAGCGTCAATACTGCTTAATTCAAAGTCTCCCATAGTTGGCTGAGCCACGGCTGCACCTAAGCCGTCTAAGGAAGGAATGTTTATGTTAATATCGGGAAACTCTAGTCCTTTAAACCAATCTTCAATGTTTTTAACCCAATCAGGTGTGTCCACTAGGTCATCAATTTGCTGAGGAAGGTTTTTTAACATATCCTCAATGTCTTTTATACTGTCTGGAGTATCCACAAGATCATCCAGTTTTTGATCCAAGTTTTTAAGAGGATCAATTAAACCTTGAATAACAGTGTCATCAATGTCCCGCCCCGCTTGTCGTAGCCCTTGAACAAAGCTTGAATTTTTTAGCGTACTCCAGTTGTTTTTGACAAAATCTTCTATGCCTTTAATTCCGTCTGGGGTATTAAAATCAAAATCAGGGAAGTTAAAATCTTTAAGTTTAAACTGATCTAAAGCTCCTCCTTGTTTGATATACTCTAGTACACCACCTTTCAAAGCGTCTTCAAAGTCTTTTCCTCTAAGGATGTCCTTAGCAAAGCCATTGACTGCTGGAGCTAATTGGTCAACGTTTAAACCAAAGAGTGTTCCGTCTGCTCCACCTAGCTCATTTAGCTTGTTGGCGGTTAAGGTGTTAAAGCTATCAAAACCCCCTGCTTCCAAGCCCATATTAAGAAGCTTAAAATAATCTTTATTGGCTATTGCGTCAGCAGCATTGGCTACTTTAAGTACGTTATTAAAAATATCAGCTTTTGAAGCAGCGTCAATAGCCGCCTGACTACCTACAGCAGCGTTTGAAGCTATTTCGTTCAAACCTTTAGCGTATCCACCTAGACCGCTAAGAACACCTGCTGTTAATAAGTCAGAACCTCTTGCTCCTTGAGCAGCTGCAGCCCCTATACCAGCAATAGCACTACCAAGAGCATTTGAACCAGCTGTACCTAAAGCAGTGCCTAAAGCAGTAGAATTTGCAATAGCTCCACCGATTAAACTACCCGCACCCGCTGTTACAACGGACAGTGCAATAGCTGGTAAAAAGTCTTTAAACTTAGCGTCTTTAACCTCTAGCGTTCTAATCTCTTGACCAGCGATAGGGTCAAAAATGTAAGTAGAACCGTCTTTGGTTTGTCTGTAAAGATCTACACCGTATGCCTGATACAGAGCATTAACCATAGGGTCATGAGTGTAAGCATACTCAAGAGCGTCTGTGTAATTTAGACCCTGAGTGGCTTGAATGTAAGGAATTGACTTTTGTAAAATAGGTTCAACCAATGAATGAAACTCAGACATTGTTTGTTCGTTGACACCATACTTACTGGCATTTTTATAATTAGCGCCTTCGTTTACGGCAGGTTGAAACTCAAAGCCATAGTAACCTGATAAAGCTTCTATAGGACTAGCACCGCCTGTAAGGGCCTGATAGGCCGCCTGAACGCTTTCCCCAGTAACCTGTGCCTCAGGGTTATCGTAAACAGAAAATACGTCAGAAAGCCCTACAGAGGCTCTCAGGTCCGCTGTGTTCCCTTGAAACTGACCAACCCCTTGTTGTTGAAAAAAGTTATTGTAAATGTCGTCTCTACGGTTTACTTTTTTAGCGGTGTTGCCGCTTTGGACTCCACCTAGGAAACTTGAGTATTGGTTATAAATATTAGCAAAGTCAGCTGGTTGTTGGGCCTGTTGTTGACCCATGTTTAACATACCACCAGCAATCCCTGATAAGTCAATTCCTGTAGGTACTTTTAAACTACTAAGGTCTAATTTAACTTCCTGAGGGTCATTTATCCCAGTCAATTCTTGAGTCTGCTGCATAACAGGTCGAGGTTGTTCAGCCAAAGGCCGTATCTGAGGCTGTTGTCTTTCCTGCTGTAGCATCATAGGAATTTGTTGTTGCGGTGTGAGCTGAGGAACTTGAGGGCGCATTGGAATGTTTATGCCTCCTCTACCACCTCCGTCCTGCATAGTTGGCGGAAGCATGTCCCTAAACAGTCCCTGAACTATCTCCATTACTTACCACCCCACTTAGTTAGTGTTCTTATTCCAAAGGAAGCTGCAACAGCAGCACCTAAGAATGCTTTGTACCACTCAGGCATACCCTCTAAAACGGCAAAGCCTTGCTGTACGTAGCCAACAGCTTCTGGTATGAAAGCCATGACAAGAGGAACACTAAACAACAAAGTAAACCACTCGTCTTTAAAAGACGTTTGTGACCCTTGAGCCATTGTAGTTTCCCAGTCAGATTCACTCTTAATAATCTCCAGCTTTCTTTCATGTACAGCTTGCTTCTCCTCAGCCTTACGCTTGAGGTGTCCTCCAACAAGTTCAACTACAGGTGCAATAAGGGTTTGCCACATATTACTTCCTTGACATCAACATAGACTCAAGATGCTTGATGGTTGCTTTGGCTTCGCCTAAGTCAGCGCGTAAGGATGCAATCTCCTTCAGCAACTCTTCCTTGTCACTTGTCAGCATATCAATCTTGTTTGACAAACGCTCTACCTGCATCTTCAGTGTTTCGTTAAACTCTGCTCGTTCTTGCCTTTCAATGAGTGCTTCTTGGTGGTTGTGTTCAGACTTCTTGGACAGGAACGCCCACAAGCCTGAAGCACCTACTAAAGCTACTAACAAAGGCATTACATCATTTAGCTCCATCAGTAGCCTCCTGTTCTACAAAGACCTTATACTCCAACATCTGTCTGCTTACTAGGTTGGCTAGGTAGAGGCCATGTAGACACAGTATGCCACCCGCCGCTAACCTACCTAGAAAGAAGACTATGGTGTTTATGCCTGTGTCCCACTCAATCCATAAATACTCTGCTAAGACAATAAACGAGATGATTACGTCAAGTCTCAGCGCCCACAACAAACACCACTTACCTCTCCAGATAGTTGTGTAGATGACTAGAAGAGATGCTAGCACCCACGCAACTAAATGAAGATTGTTAATACCAACAGCGTAGAAACCTCCAGCGGCTACAATGCCCCAGATTGAAAGTAGTAGATGCTGAGCAGTGCCGTTAGCACTCCTTAGCGACTCATACGTTCCTTTCAAGCCTAGAGGTTTCATTTGTCAGTTATCGGCTGAGTTGTTATAAAGCGTAATACAACAATGCCACTGGCTATACAGCAACCAATGACAGCCTGTATCGCTGGGTTAGTTGGTATAAACCCTACGAAGCCTTGCAGTACAGACAGCACAGCAATTGCTATACCGTACTGTACTGTTCTGGACTTGAGCGCTTGCTTTACCACGGCACACCTGCAACAGTCTGTGGTGCTTTCTGCTCATCAATCTGTGCAGTTAGACCAGCCTCGATAGCGTCCTTGTCTACACTCTCATAAACCCACGCCAATACATCAGCTTCTGTTAGGTTGTCATAAGGCACAAAGTCGTCCGCTGTAGGGTCTGGCGTGAATCCGCAAGTGCCGTAAGCAGATGCTGAGTAGTCACCGTCTACTGCGGTAACGCGCCAATGACAGGTTACGATTCCTTTGTCAGAGTCGTTTGTGTATTCAGTTAATGGGATAGTCCAGTTAGCCATTAGTTAGTCTCCAGTTAAATTGCGGCAATGATGAATGCCAATAGTTCAGAATAACGTACACCCATACGTGAGCGTTCTTCGCCTGTTTCTTCGTCAGTCCAAGTTGAGTGAATGAACATTGCGTAGTCACCTGCGTCTAAACCTTCAGCCTCAAAAGCCGCTTGTAGGTCTTGAGCAATAATACCAAAGTGAATACGTGCATCGTCACCCTTCTCTGCTACAGCAGACTTCCAACGGAACTTACGCAATAAACCTTTGCAAGCCACTGCGACACGCTGTTCTGCTTCAGAGAGAACGTCAATGTCTTGCTTTTCGTTAGCGTCAGAGGTTTGGATAGTGCCGTTGGTGGCGTAGATGTCTTGGAAGCGTGTAGTAGAACGGCCCAAATCTATAGCGTTATCTCTAGTTGCGTTTGTGGTCATATTGTAAGGCTGAATAGCATCTGAACTGTCCAGAAACCTTAATCCCGTGTCATTTGTTCCAATAGCTATGTCATTGCTATCTGTGCTAATCGACCCCACGGTTGAGCCGTTTTTGCGGAACAATACTAGTTCACCGTCAGAAGTGTTACGATTAACTAATAAAGGGTTAGCTCCAGATGCAGTAAATGCACCTATACCACTAGGAAGCAACTCACAACCTACATTATTGCTGTTTGAGGAAGTCTTACCCACAAGCAAGTTGCCAGAGCTGTCGATGCGCATGGCTTCGCCACTTGAATTATCAAATGTCAGCGCTCCAGAGCCACAGCCAATTGATCCAATAGTATTCCCACCACGAGTAAACTGAATAAAGTCTCCATCAGATGCTTGACGATGAACTGCGAATATCTCAGATGAGGAACTGTCTTTTAATACTTTAGCTCCAAAAGAAGTGCTTGCTGTATCCGTGGCTCCGAAAAGGATATTCCCAGAGCTGTCGATGCGCATACGTTCTGTGCCGCCAGTAGAAACAGTAACTACACCGTTGCCAGAGGTAGCATCTAAATCCCAACCAGCACCAGTAGAAACCGTATCAAAAGACGTTATTGCTAGCGGTCTACTGTCCGTCCCATAGATGTTTACATTGCCAGAGCTGTCGATGCGCATACGTTCTGTGTTGCTAGTATGAAATATTAAAGTATTTGGAGTGTCAAAGCCTGTTGCAGTAATTAGCTTATAGTCATTACCACCTAATATGCTAAAAGACTCATTTTCATAAGCACTTTGTATTGTAAATTTATACGCTGTGTCTGAAGCAGAAAAGCCTTTAACAGTTGCGGTGTTGTTTGATTCAATTAACAAACCACCAGTAGTTGCTGATGTTTTCACATGTAAAGTGTCACTAGGACTCGAAGTTCCCAGCCCTAGTCGTTCAGCAGAAGCGTCCCAGAAGAACTTTGCGGTTGTGCCCGTGTCTTCGTAGAATGAGATGTCTCCACCAACATCAATTGTTGCTCTAGATGTATTATTAGTTGCAAATGTCATACTTCCGTTGGAACCAGACTCATAAAAACCAAGTTTTTGTGTTCCATCTGTACGCTGTTTTAAAACTACCCAGTTACCGTAATTATTATGATTAGCAACAAAAC